ATAAAGACGTACTCCGCCGACCGTATGCGGTCACGGAATCGCACTACGCACGCCGAACCGTATTCTTTGCCAGCGTCAATCCGCAGCAATTCTTGCAGGATGAAACCGGCAACCGGCGCTACTGGACGGTTGCATGTGAGCACATAAACCACGACCACGGCATCGATATGCAGCAGGTATGGGCTGAAGTTTACGAAACTATTTTCATGCCATGGTATCGCTCAGACCGTGGAACATCTCGCCCGTGGCTGCTCACGCCCGACGATATGAGCCTGTTGGCAGAGTCAAATCGCCAGTTTGATGCCACAGATCCGATCAAGGAAAAGATACTTTCCAGGTACGATTGGGAGTTTAATTCGCTCGCTTGGGAGTGGAAAACAGCCACAGATGTCATGGCCGAGATCGGATATGACAAGCCAACACGCGGCGAAGTGACCCACTGTGCCATCGTACTTTTGGCTTTGAACGAAAAAACCAAAAAAAGGGCGGGCGGCAGAAACTTCATTCTTGTGCCACCTAAGAGAAATTAAGTGTATCCATGTTTGATAGGTTACATGCTCTGGAGCATTATATTTTACTGGTGTCTTTGCAACCTTGTAACCTTGTGTAACCTATACTCTATTAAGTAAAATATTAGATATTATGTTAAATAGTAGGTATAAATAATATTTTAGGTATATATATGGAAAGTAGCACCAAGGTTGCACGGTTACACATAAAACGCTCGAAAGCCTTGTGCTGCAAGGGTTTCGGCTTGTGCAACCTCTGGACGTAGGTTGCACTGCCACAAAACGCCATTTTCCACATTGATAGCCGTACATTTTAGAAGGATATAAACATGAGACCATGCAAGAACCCGACCGACGAACAGCGCGATGAAATTGCCAGCCAGGTAGCCGAATTTCTGGCCGCTGGTAAAACCGTGGAACATTTTGAATATTGTGTGCGATCGGAATATGTGGAGGTGTTGGAGCGGCGTGCCGATGGTACGCTGACCGGTAAAACGAACAGCAGGCTGTTTGAAAAATGAGCATCGAGCTGATAGATATTCTGGTTGCATTGCCTGCCATTGGTGGGGTAGTATTGATCTGTCTGGCACTGGCGTTTATCAGTGGCAGCAAAAACGAATTTTAACCCTAGGAGAAAATCATGCGAGAATACTCTCACAACACGCCAAACCCGCAAGGCAACCGGGCATCACGCCGGGCGACTTATGCACAGAACCGAAAGTGCGCGACCATTGGACTGGTCAAAGGCATACCGCAGCACGGCATACGCGGTGCGCTCACTGGCAGCAATCGCAGCCGCCCGATCAAGCGCTATAAAAAAACATGGTACACGCCAGATCAGTATGCCGATGTGATTGGCCGCTGGATGGTTGCGTGTCTGGATAAGCGCGTTGGGGGTGCTGTATGACATACGAAGCCGGATTCTGTGTATTTGCGTTTGTGGCATTTTGCGCTGTTGTGGTGTACGCGCTTTATCGCAGGGCGCTGGTGGTGGATGATGCGGTTCGTGATGATGAATTACTGACCCGCGACGATGTGCTGGAATTGGCTATTCGACCAGAGCCGTTCACCAATGAAACGAGCGCAGAGTCAAAAATACCGCCAAGGCCATTTGGACGCACAGATGTTACAAGACCTATGAAAGTATCAAAAAAATGGCAACCGTGGGAAGGCGATGGCGATATACCCGTTCCATTTGATACTGATATTGTGGTGATGTTTCGGAATGGTAAGTTTAACTATGGTCAGGCTGGGGAGTTTTTTGGGTGGGAGCATGATAATTCTTTATGGAACGGCGATTCCGACATCCTCGCCTACAGGATCGACTGACAATGCTGCTCATAGGACGCAAACTAGGCCAGCGGGCCCGGATAGAAACACCGGGCGGCCAGTTTATATGGGTAACAATGGGCGACGGGCGTGTGTTTGCATATACGCCTGATTATCGCATTATCCACACATCGGATGGAGGCATTAAAATCCAGATCACTGAAAAGATCACGATCAAGGCGTGTTATGTGCAAAAAACGATTCATGGCACTGCAAAAACGCTGATTAACCAGCCAGGCATGGGTATTGCTGCCCCGCGTGATTACACGATACTGAGAGAGGAATTGATAATTGAAAATGAAAATAGAATATAAAAAACCCGAAGAGCTGACCCCGTATGATAAAAACAGCCGGACGCATAGCGACGATCAAATACACCAGATAGCAGAAAGCATCAAGGAGTTTGGGTTCACTAACCCCATTCTTATTGATTCCGATGGTGGAATCATTGCCGGCCACGGTAGACTGCTGGCAGCAAAGCTGCTCGGTCTTGATACAGTTCCAGTAATTAACATTGGCCACCTAACAGTGGTGCAGCGCCAAGCTCTTGTTATTGCCGATAATAAAATCGCCCTGAACTCAGGGTGGGATAATGATGTATTGGCATCCGAGATACAAAGTTTGATTGACTCTGGTTTTAATATAGACATCCTCGGATTTAACCCTGATGAGCTTGCCGGCATCCTTGATGATAGCGATCCAAACACTGGGCTTACAGACGAAGATGCATGCGGGGATGTTCCGGACGAGCCAGTTACCAAGACAGGCGACGTTTGGGTTATGGGCAAGCACCGGCTGCTTTGTGGAGACAGCACTAGAATCGATGAGCTGGAGCGTCTTACTGACGGGCAGTTGGTTGATATGTGGCTGACAGACCCACCATATAACGTTGCATACGAAGGCAAGACCAAAGAATCCCTTACCATCAAAAACGACTCGATGGGCAACGATGACTTCAGGGCATTCCTGCGAGATTGCTATGTTGCTGCCAATGCCGTCATGAAGCCAGGGGCAGTGTTCTACATCTGGCATGCAGATTCAGAAGGCTACAACTTCAGGGGTGCAGCCCATGACGCTGGCTGGCAGGTTCGCCAATGCCTGATCTGGAACAAAAATGTGATGGTTATGGGCAGGCAGGACTACCACTGGAAGCACGAGCCTTGTCTGTATGGATGGAAGGAGGGCGCTGGCCACCTGTGGGCCACAGACCGTAAGCAGGTCACCATTCTTGAGTTCGATCGCCCAACTCGCAATACCGAACACCCAACCATGAAGCCTGTGGCGCTGTTCGAGTACCAGATGCTCAACAACACCAAGGGTGGAGACATTGTATTGGATAGTTTTGGCGGCTCAGGCACGACGCTTATTGCCGCTGAAAAGAATGGCAGAGTTGCGCGTCTCATGGAACTCGACCCGAAATACTGCGACGTTATCGTCAAACGCTGGCAGGACTTCACCGGCAAAAAAGCCGTCCTGGAATCAGATGGCAGCGAGTTTAATGACATGAAAGCGGGTGGCAAAAAATGAGCCAAGGCGAAGGTGGCGGCAGGCCAAAGGTTACACTCAGCGATGAGCAGGCGGCACAGGTTGAGGCATTGGCTTCAATTATGTCGCTGGAAATGATAGCCGACTATTTTGGGATATCTAAGGTTACTTTTTACGCAATAATGGAAAGGCAGCCAGAAGTATCTTTACGTTATAAAAGGGGCAAAGCAAACGCCATCGGGTCGGTTGCTAGATCACTGTTGTCCAAGGCAAAGTCAGGCGACACCACCAGTATGATTTTCTACTTGAAAACACAGGCAGGCTGGAAAGAGACCATGAGTCTTGAGCATACAGGCAAAGACGGTGGTGCAATAAAAACCGTCGATCTGAGTAAAGCATCCGACAGCACAATAGCCGAGCTGATGGCATTACGTGTCAATCCATCCGAAAATTGACAGGATAGAACTTGAGCGCGAGGCGTGCAGCCGGTCACTTTCCACTTTTGTCAAAGAGGCTTGGCATGTTGTCGAGCCAAGTCAACCGTATAGCCATGGATGGCACATTGATTGTATCTGCGCCCACCTTGAAGCCGTCACCCGTGGCGATATAACGCGCCTGCTGATAAACATCCCGCCAGGGACAATGAAATCTTTACTTGTCGGGGTATTCTGGCCTTCCTGGGAATGGGGCGCTAAAAACATGCCATCTAACCGGTATGTGACAGCATCGCACAATCAGGAGTTAGCCATTCGAGATACGTTAAAAATGCGCAGGCTGATAACCAGTGATTGGTATCAGGCGCGATGGCCGATCATCATGGCAAAAGACCAGAACGAGAAATCGAAGTTTGAAAACTCGGAGACTGGTTTCCGTCATTCGATGGCAATGAAAGGTCTGACTGGTTCGCGTGGTGACAGGGTAATTATCGACGACCCGCATTCTATCGAGGGCGCATTATCGGACGCAGAGCGAGAAACCACGTTGCGGGTATTCACTGAAACCGTGCCATCCCGATTGAATAATCCGAAAACGTCCGCGATTGTAGTGGTCATGCAGCGCATACATGAAAACGACGTGTCCGGTTTTATTATTGCGGATGATGATAATTACGGGTACACGCATTTGATGCTGCCGATGGAGTTTGAACCGGAGCGCCGCTGTATATCGCCGTACTATTCTGACCCGCGCACCATTGATGGGGAGCTGCTATTCCCTGAGCGATTCCCGGCCGAGGTAGTTGAGCGCGATAAAAAAATCATGACCGTGAAGGGTGGCAGCCAGGCGGTGGCTGGTCAATTCCAGCAACGTCCAGCCCCGCGCGGTGGTGGCATGATCAGGGGTGAGTGGTTTCCGAGATACACAGTATTGCCACAGATCAAATACCGCCGCATGTACGCTGATACCGCACAGAAAACACAGGAGCGGCACGATTACAGTGTATTACAGTGCTGGGGGCTTGGCGTTGATGGCAAGATATACCTGATTGACCAGATACGCGGGAAGTGGGAAGCGCCCGAGCTGAAGCGCAAGACCATTGATTTTTGGAACAAGCACATAGCATTCAATGAAAAGCAGGGGGCATTGCAGCGCATAGGGGTAGAGGATAAGGCATCGGGCACTGGATTGATCCAGGATATCCAGCGCGAAAACCAGATCCCGATATTTGCCATCCAGCGAAACAAGGATAAATACACCAGAGTTTTGGACGTTCAGGGTTATATTGAGGCCGGATATGTCTCAATTCCTGATAATTTGCCATTTGTGAGCGATTTTGTGGCAGAATGTGAGGCGTTCACAGCCGACGATTCACACGCGCATGATGACCAGATTGACCCGATGTGTGATGCCATTGTCGAAATGCTGCAATCCAATAGCCTCAAGGCATGGGAAAACATGATATGACGAAGAAACGCAATCAGGTATCCGTAAAAACCGCAGACGCATCCAGCCAGAAACATGCCGACGGTCTGGCAAACTTCACTGCCCGGGTAGGTCTGGGCACTGATAATGTGTTGAGTGCCGGTACGTATGTGCCATTCCAGATAACGATAAACCGGGTATTGCTGGAAAATATCTACCGCACGTCGTGGATTGGCGGCAAGGTTATAGACGATTATGCGCAGGACATGATCAGGGCGGGGATTGATATCGCCTCCCCTGATTCGCCTGATGACGTGCATGCCTTGCAAAGGTACATGATCAAGATGGGGATCTGGGGTGGGCTCACTGACTGCCTGAAATGGTCGCGGCTGTATGGCGGGGCGATTGGCGTACTGGATATTGAAGGCCAGGCTTTAGACACCCCGCTGCGGGTTGAAACGGTGGCTAAGGATCAATTCAAAGGCATCGTAGTCTATGACCGCTGGCAGATCAGCCCGGACTTGACACGAACGATACAGAGCGGCAAGGATATCGGGCTGCCTGAATATTACCGGATTGTGACCGGGTGGAATAACAGAGGAAAAGCGAATGCGTACGGGCAAAACATTCACCACTCCAGAGTCCTACGTTTTGTTGGGATTAAACTGCCATACTTTCAGGCCATCACCCTTGAAATGTGGGGGGAATCGATACTTGAGCGGATGTACGACAGGCTTATCAGCTACGACACGACAACGATGGGCGCTGCGAACCTTGTACAGAAAGCGTATCTGCGGCAGATAGGCGTGAAGAATCTGCGCGATATCCTGGCAGCGGGTGGCAAGGCTGAGGAAAATCTGATCACCATGTTTTCGTATATCCGGCAATTGCAGACCAATGAGGGGCTGACACTAATAGATTCTGAAGACACCATGACCTACAACAGCTACACATTCAGCGGTCTTGATAATGTATTGCTGCAATTCGGTCAGCAGATATCAGGCGCGTGCGGTATTCCGCTGGTTCGATTGTTCGGCCAGTCACCGGCAGGGCTATCCAGCACCGGGGACAGCGATATCAGGAACTATTATGATTCGATCAATGCACAGCAGGAATTGAATCTCAGGCAGCCGGTGGATTTGTTGCTGTCTGTGTGCTACCGGTCGAAGTTTGGGAAGCCGCGCCCTGAATCAATGGATTTTGATTTTTCAACTGCTCAAATTAGCAATAGTGGTCAATACTTATTAAATATTAGTCAAAATATAACTAATAATTTACCAAATACATCAAATAAAAAGACTGCAAAACTTTTAAACACAAGTGGTACAGCATCTATTTATTATCCATTTATTGTACGTTGGGAAGATTGGTTAAGCCAAACTAATGCTGATGTATCATTTTATCCTAATCAGAATAAAGATTGGTATACATATATTAGTGGAGATTGGTTAGTAAAAGCAAAATTAACATTAGAAACATCTGAAACATTGTATACTGAGTATAAAAATTTACCTATATATGATTATGATAGTGAAGTTGATATTACAAGCGTAGTTGAATATAAAGCAATATCATCTTCTTTATTTACTTTATTTATAACATTTAATGTTGATGTTATATTATTATCATTGTGTCTTATGTAAGTAAATAATGATGTACTTAATGGTAATTCAGCATCGTAAACTTTTGTAATCTGATCGTTGAATGCAGTTAAATTAATATTACCAGCTTTTATCCAAATTCTAAATAATCTATCAGAATCACTTTTACTTAAAATGAAAGTATCAAAATTTAGAAGTGCAAGGGAGTCTGCTCCTTTAAGAGACCCAATTTCAATTGGAAAAGCTTTAGATAGAATTAAAACTGGAGCTGTAAAGAATCAAATAAAAGATTTAAGAAGTGAAGTTTCAAAAGAAAGGCGAGACGAATTAAAAAAAGAATTGTCGGCTGTAACTTTTGGGGGTGAATTTACAACAAGGTCAAAGGCTGGATTAAAAGAATCGAGTGGGTTTATGATTATCGACTTTGATAAATTAGATAATCCAATTGAGTTTAGAGAAAATCTAAAATTAAACGATTATATTTATTCTGCTTGGATTTCACCTTCAGGAAATGGAGTGAAGGCACTTGTTAAGATTCCTAAGGTTGTAAATAGTGACCAGTACACATCTTATTACACGGCTTTTATTGATGCTTTAAATGAACCTTCAACAGATAAAAGTGGTAAAGATATAAGTAGACTTTGTTTTGAGTCTTACGATGCTGATTTATGGATTAATGAAGACTCACGACTTTGGGTTGAATTTGATTCACTTGAATTAGAGCAACCTATTTACCACCACGACGATGTTACAGTTCCTTTGACTGATGAAGATGAGATTGTAAGTCGTTTACTTAAATGGTTCGAAAAGCATTATAAACCAACAGAGCGTAATAACTCAATTAATAACTTAGCTTATTCGTTTAATTTATTTGGGGTTGATAAACAAAGATGTGAAGCTATTTGTTTACGATATGAACAAAAAGACTTTAAGAAATCTGAAATACTAGCAACTGTAAATAGTGCTTACAAAAAGACTAATTTATTCGGCTCAAAGCAATTCCAAGATTTTAAACGTCAAGACAAGATTGTTAACTTTTCAAGAGGTAAAACAATTCAAGAAATAAGAAAAAAGTTCCCTGACGTTTCAAATGATTTCATTGATAAAGTAAAAAAAAATGAAAATATTGAAGAGTTTTGGGAAGTAAGCGAAAAAGGTAAAATATTTATTATTCCTTCTTATTTTAGAAATTACTTACATTCAAACGGAGTTAATAAATTAGCATTTGACGATAATGTGAAAGTTGTATCTTTTATCAAAAGGAATGAGAATTTCATTGAAGAGTGGTGTTCTGAGCAAATCAAAGATTTTGTTTTAACTAACTTAGAAAATAATGGCGACATGGATGTATGGAATGAACTTGCATCTAAACCAAAGTGTTTTACTGATGATTGTCTTTCAATGGTTTCATCTAAAGAAAT